CTAGAAGAGCCTATCGTCAATTATCTTTGATTGAAGATTCTATTATCATTTATCGTTTAGTTAGAGCTCCTGAGAGATTGGTGTTTAATGTTGATGTTGGTGATATGCCTAAGCCAAAAGCTGAGGCTTACTTAAAGAAGTTGATGAATAACTTCTGGAGCAAAAAGAGCTATGATGCTTACAACGGCTCACCAGTTTTGACTTATAATCCACAATCAATGATGGATGCTTTCTGGTTTGCTAAGAGACAAGGTGGTGAAGGTACAACTGTTACAACATTAGCTGCAGGTCAGAATCTAGGCCAGTTAGATGACTTAAACTATTTTATTAAGAAGCTTTATAAGGCTCTTAAGGTACCTGTAACAAGACTTAACCCAGAAGATACTACTAATGATTCTGCAACTATCTTAAGAGAAGAGCTAAAGTTTGCTAACTTTATTATTAGATTGCAAAGAACATTTGCTGCTGGTTTACGTCCAGCCTTTATTACTCAGCTCAAGCTAAAAGGTTTGCTTGAAACCTATGATATTGCAGAGAGTGATGTTCAGCTTGAATTTGTACCACCAACAAATTATTACGAACTAAGACAGAACCAGATTCTTGAATTAAAATTTGCTAACTTCGGTCAAGTATCTTCTAATGAAATGTTCTCTACTTCTTTTGCCATGAAGAAGTACTTGGGTTGGTCTGATGTTGATATCAAGGCTAACAGAGAATGGTTAAAGAAAGATGCTGGATTGAAATGGGAGCTCGCTCAAATTGTTAACACAGGCCCTGATTGGGAACAAAAACAAGCCGAGCCTACCTCCGCTGAAGGTCAGATTGCTGGCTTTGGTGGTGGGGGTGGTGGTATGGGTGGTGGAGGAGCTCCTCCAGCCTTTACTCCTTTACCTGGCGCTGAGGGTGGAGAGGCTCCTGCTCCAGGTACTGCACCAGAAGGTGGAGCAGCTCCAACACCAGCTCCAGGCGCTGAAGCTTCTGCACTACCAACCTAATAATATATGTCAATACCTTGTAACCCAGTAGCATATTATCAAAATACCAATTTAGATACTAAGATTAATTCTTACAGTAGATTGGCTCAAAGAATTGGCTTTCAGCTCGGTGCTACAGTACTAAAGCTTGAAGTTACTCAAGATATTGTATATGAGAACATTTCCATGGCTTGTGAATTGTTTACAAAGTATGCAGGCTATACTGAAGAGTTTCTTATTTTTGATAGCGCTTTATACGATCACTATGCTGGTGTAAAGCTTGATACATTGTTTACTATTACACCTTTGATGAGTGCTCTCTCAGCAAACTTTGACTATGATCTAGATAATTATAGAAAAGTCGTTGATGTATTCTCTTTGGATCAAGGTACTACAACTGGTACTAATACATTGTTTACTATTGAACAAACATTGGCTCAGCAAACCTACTTTAACTATGCTCTTGGTAACTACGGTTTTGATTTGGTAAGCTGGCACATTACTCAGATGTATATGAGCACAAGAGCGAAGACTCTTACTCAGTATTATTACTTCTATTTTGATCCAAGAACACAGTACCTAAAGATTTTACCGGACCCATCCGTACAAACAGTTTCTAGTCGTTGGTTTGGTTTAATTGGTTGTTATGTAGAACGTCAAATAAAATATATTGTCATGGAGCCTTGGGTACAGCAATACTCATTAGCACTTACAAAGATAGCAATTGGCCAAATAAGAGGTAAGTATGCCGGACAAAGTTTATTCGGAGGTGGTACTGTAAACTATAATGACATGTTGAGTCAAGGTTTAGCTGAGAAAGAAAAACTAGAAACTCAATTGTTTACAAAGTCTACAGCAGGTTTCGGAGATGCCGAACCTCCATTATTCTTTGTTGGATAATGTTTAAAGTTGGCCAATATAAAAAAGGAATTTATAAACCTGTAAACAGATCAAAATATCTTGGAACACAAGACCCTGTTTACAGGAGTAGCTATGAATTGTTTTTCTTTCGTTGGTGTGATAATAACCCTAAAGTTCTTGAATGGACTTCAGAAGCTGTAGTTATTCCATACAAATCACCGCTTGATAATAAATTTCACAAGTACTATGTAGACAATAGTATAGTTTACAAGATTAATGAAAATACTGTAAAGAAGTTTCTCGTTGAGATAAAGCCATCCAAGCAAACAGAGCCACCCAAACAGCACGGTAATAAAAAACAAAGTACTTATGTTACTGAGGCTACAACATATGCTAAGAATATGGCTAAGTGGGAAGCTGCTAAAAAATGGTGTGAGGGCAAAGATTTTGACTTCCTAATTTTGACAGAAAAACAGCTCTTTCCAAAAAAATCTTAAAAAATACTAACGTTTACTATAAATAATTTTATAATTATATGCCACACAGACTATTAGTTGAAACTCCTGATTTCGGCAGCTTTACTTATATTAAAGAGGAAAAGAATCTGCGCGACGGGAAAGGGCCAAGATTATACATCGAAGGGCCTTTCATGATGGCAAACGAGGTCAATAAAAATAGACGTCTATATGATTTAATGGAAATGGTCTCTGAAGTAAAGAGATATTCCGATGAGATGATTAAGTCAGGTAGAGCATTAGGAGAACTAAACCACCCAACCACTGTTGATATTGATCTAGCAAGAGCCTGTCACAGTGTCCAAAATTTAAGACAAGAAGGTAATTACTTTGTAGGAAAGTCCCTCGTTCTAAGTACTCCAATGGGTAAGATTGTACAAAATCTTATTGATGATGGAGTTACTCCTGGCGTCTCAACAAGATGTTTAGGTCAATTAGAACCAGACTCTATTAAAGAAGATGTAAATAGAGTAAAGAACATGAAGCTTGTTGCTATTGACGTAGTTGCAGATCCTTCATGTCCCAAAGCATTTGTTAACGGTATTCTAGAGTCTAAACAATGGATTTTAAGTGATACTGGTGATCTAGAAGAGGCTTATAATAAGTTTGAAAAGTCTATTGGTAACTTGCCTCGCAAAGATGTGGATAAATATTTGAGAGAGCAAGTATTAATTTTTATCAATAAGCTTAAATAATTATATGGAAACTCAACTTATTAAGTCATTTATTAAGCATGTTGGGGTAAAAAATTACTCTGAGGCTAATAAATATTTACAACAAGTCTTAGATAATAAGATTAAAAGCCGTATTAAAACTGCTTTGAACAAACCACTTTTTTAACATATGTCAGCTCTAATTGAAAAATTAAAGGAAGTTACCAAGGATATTCTTAGTGAGGAATCACTAAATCAAATTTCTGAGGCATTCGAGCAGCAAGTAAACAAGGCTGCTGAAGATCGTGCAAAATTGCAACTCGAGAGTTTATTGGTACAAATCGACGAAGATCACTCTGCCAAGGTAGAGAAGCTCGTTGAGGCTATTGACCGTAATCACTCTGAGAAGCTTTTGAAGGTTGTTGAAGCAATCAACGAGAACCATGCTGGTAAACTCAAGACTGTTGTACGCAAGTACGAGAAGGCTCTCAATGAGGATGCTGCATCATTCAAGCAATCTCTTGTTGAATCAATTTCCAACTATCTCGAGTCATACCTCGATGAGAACTTGCCAAAGACAGCCATTGAAGAGGCTGTACAAAACAGACGCTCTGCTCAAGTTCTAAACGAACTACGCAGCATGCTTTCTATCGATCTAGTACTCGGTAAAGAATCAATTCGCGAAGCCGTATTGGATGGTAAGCAAAAGATTGATGAAAGCTCCAAGATCATTGAGGCTCTTAAGGCTGATAACAAGCAGCTCAATGAATCTTACAATAGAGCAGTCTCTAATTTAATTTTTGAACAGAAGACAGCTGGTTTATCTGATAACAAGAAGGCATATTTGGCCAAGGTATTCAAGGGTAAGTCTGCTGAATTCATTAAAGAAAACTATGACTATACAAGCAAGATGTTTGAAAAGCAAGAAGCTAAGAACATCGAGACTCTAACCGAGCAAGCTGTATCACAGTCTGTTTCTAGAAATCTTGATCGCCCTGTAGTTGAAAATACTCAACAGGTAATCGAGGAAGGTACATCAGAAGCTTCTGATCACCCTCCATTGAAGTTGTACATGCAGGAGCTATCAAGACACTAAAATAAATTTCCATTGAGGCATAAGCCTGATTATGATTTGACATCATATAATGTCTAAAAATAAATAAACATATGAAAAATATCAGACCTTCACAGTCATATATTTCTCCAGATAGAGCTGGCGCTCTTCTTGAGAAGTGGTCACCTGTTCTTGATTTTAACAGCAAGAACGTGAGAAACATCGAAGACGATCACACACGTCTTAACACTGCCATTCTTCTTGAGAACCAAGAGAGATGGTGCATTGAAGAATCCGGCGCTAACGTTTCTGGATCTACTCAATCAGCTTTCGGTGGCGCATACGGTGCAGTAGGTGGTATGGGTGGTTACGGTGCAGCCGTAAACAACTCTACTGGCGATACGAATGCTGACTGGTATGCTACCGGTGATGCTCGTTTGCCAAAGATCCTCATTCCAATGATCCGCCGTACCTTCCCTGAGTTGATCACTAACGAAATCGTTGGTGTTCAGCCAATGAGCGGTCCAGTTGGTCTCGCCTTCGCTCTACGTTACAAGTACGACAATGACGTACTAGGTAGCCAGATCCCAGGCAAGTACAATGATGCTGCCTACGGCAACCCTGGACCTTACCCATGGCAGGCTGCTGCTGCTGGTGTAGTGAGCCCAGGTAACACTGGTACGTTCGGTGGTACCTATTCTGGTGAACTTGGTTACCAATACCTAGACACCCGTTTCACTGGTGCTTCTTCTGCTGAATTAGCAGCATATGAAAACAACACCAACTTCCAGATTATTGATTCTGATCAAGGTGTTGCTCAGTTGCTAGCCAACTACGAGTTCACTTCTCAGATCCCAACAGCTTCTATCTCCTTCGAGAAGACAGCCGTTGAAGCTGGTACCCGCAGACTAGCTGCTCGTTGGTCTGTTGAGTTGGAGCAGGACTTGAAGAACATGAACGGTATCGATATCGATGCTGAATTGACAAACGCCATGAGCTATGAGCTCCAGGCTGAAATCGATCGTGAAATGGTCATCAGAATGATCCAAGTCTGCTTGAAGTATGCTTCTTACGGTTCCGTAACAAGCTGGACAGCTTCTGCTGCTGACGGTCGCTGGTTGGCTGAGCGTAATCGCGACTTCTATCAGAAGTTGATCGTTGAAGCAAACAGAATTGCAGTTCGTAACCGCCGTGGTGCTGCTAACTTCATTATCGCTACTCCAAGAGTTTGCGCTATTCTCGAGGCTCTTCCTGAGTTCAGCTGGATGACTGTTGACGGTAACGTTAACACTCAACCAACAGGTGTTGCTAAGGTTGGTACAGTTGGTGGTCGTTTCCAAGTCTACCGCGATACTCGTACCGATGCTCAAAACCTAACAGGTCAACGTACCACAGTTGAGTACGCACTATTGGGTTATAAGGGACCAGAGTTCTATGACACTGGTATTATCTATTGTCCATACATCCCAGTAATGGTACAACGCACAATCGGTCCTAACGACTTCGCTCCTCGTGTTGGCTTGCTAACACGTTATGGTGTTGTCGATAACATCTTTGGTGCTAACTTGTACTATACATTGGTTGTTGTTAAGGGTCTTGGCATTGCCTTCACCCCAGCAACATCTGTTGTATACTTCTAATCTTAGAAGCAATAGTAGTTCAATAAAAAAGGCCGATCGAAAGATCGGCCTTTTCTTTGTTTACTGTCTGCCAGTTCGAATAAACGGCAAATACGGATCAATCATATCATTATCGATTAGATTAATATTCGATGCTCGAATAGGATTAATATCAATACCACCACGACGAACATAGAAGCAAAACACTAACAACTCTTCTGGTTCAAAATTATCCCAAAGTCGTTTATAGATAGCTTCACAAATCTCTTCATGGAAGTGACACTCATCACGGAATGAAACAATATACTTAAGCAGAGAAGTTTTATCAACAAGCTTATCAGACTTCAAGTAAATATACACATCACCCCAGTCAGGCTGACTAGTAACCTTACAGTTAGACTTCAATAGCTTAGAGTTAAAGTACTGCTTAACAGGCTTCTTAGTTACATCACTAATCTTCAAGAGCAAAGGATTCTCAGAGTAGCTAGTAAACTCTTCGTCAACACCATACATCACCTCATTCTCTAGAACAGGATAACCAGCAAGATTATCATTAACAACATACTGACTAGTCTTAAAGCAAGTAACAATTACATTAGTTTCAAGAAGATCAGAAAGGTCTTGACTAGCAGTCTCTTCGATGAACTCAATAGCATCTTCAACAGTATTGATATGAGCTCGCTTCTCCATATTAAAGGAGTTAAAGTAGAGCTTAATAGACTTTGACTCAACAATGTATTCAGAGTCACAGTTATACGTAACCTTAGCAATTACACTAACAGGGCACCCATTAGAAAGCAAAGTCGACACCTCAAAGGCATTCCAGATATCATATCCAACGAACGGAAGACTCTCGTTTTGAATACCAAGATAGGTACGATTGCGTTGACGAGGTTCACGAACAAGCAAAGACTTGTCGTAAGTAGCCTTATAGGCACTAGTCTTACCAAGATGTTTTGTAATGTCACTCATAATTTATTTTTGATTATTATAGCAGCCTTCACACAATTGTCCAGCAGATTCTGAATAATTATTTTGCTTCCGAATGGGCTTGCTAGCATCCAGATCAATCATAATATTGCAGTTGTTACATTGACTATACAACATTCCAATTTTCATAACTTCTATACGTTCTTCAACAGAGCCATTTAACGTACAGATATTATCATATTTATCGATAAATTCTGTATTATAGAGTTCAATAATTCTTTCTCGAAAACCACTACTAGTACTACGAACCCCGTCATCAACAAGTTTAACATCAGAAGGATTAGTATAGAAAATAACATCATATTTAGGAGTTAGTTCTTTAAACCAATATTCAGCAAAGTCCATTACTGTACGAGACACTTTATCTTGCTCATAAAAGTACTTTGTATAAATGTAACCATCTACAATGCAACGATCGAGCAAGATATCAGTAACATTCTCTTCACGTTGCTCATGCACCTTCATGTAGTTAATCAAATGATCTCCAATAATAAGAGACTGAGTCAAATCATAGTTTTTAGCATTATCATTAATAGAAACTCCTAATCGCTGAATACGACGAGTTACCTCAGTTACATATTCAAATCGATTAGGATACAATTCTTTTACCTTATTAAGCAAAGTAGTCTTACCAGTACTCTGAGCGCCAGTAAACGTAAACAGCTTTCTCATGCTTTGATTTTACTTGCCCCACACACCTTTATCAACTATTTTTGCAATCTTTCCGTAAAGAGAAAGATCCTCGAAAGCATCCATAACAGGTTCGTTCTGAGCAGACTTATTATTCTTAACCACAAGATTTAACAAACGCTGAACTTTATCATTGCATCTAAAGACGATAGAGCAGAGAGAAACTCTCTTACCATCTGCAGTAGTTGTGTCTTGACCAACCGAGATATTACCAGGGCCATAATCAAACTGCTTTTTACAGAATAGTCGAAACTCTTCTTTTTGCAAACGTCTCAGCTCTTGCATAGTCTCCGGGTAATGATGTTCACAATATTCAACTGAGTAATCATGATTTCTTACAAGTTCTCTATAATCAGTTGTAATTTTAGATTTCTCTATAAGCTTATCTCTCAAGAAATTTTCCCACAAATCAATAGAGTTCTTATGCAAGATGCTAATTGTATCATCAAGTGTCCCACCAATTGGAACTTCAACTTCAGCAAGAACCTCACCATCATCAACCTCTGCAGTAACCTTATGAATTACACAACCAGAAGTCTTATATGCGCCAAGCCAGGCCTTGCGCTGTGGATCTTTACCTTTGAGTTCAGGGTACTTAGTAATTAACCCAGGGTGCCCATTATAAATCTCATAAGTCTCACAAATCTTCTTTGGAATGATCCGCATGTATCCATGCAATGTAATAAACAAATCTGTACTCCAGAAAGAGTTTATTGCATTTGTATAATCTAATTCAGATGGATCGTTCTTAATATATTCAATCTTATCTAAGTTGTTCTGAATGTATTGAACTAATGCTAAATTACAATCATTTACATCATTACGATTAGTAACGATGAGATCAGGCCACCGTCCCAATCGATTGCTTAATTCAGCAATCTCGCTTCCTGACTTAGAGAAAAATGCTATCCATTTCTTCATAGTTTAAAATTTTCGAAGGAAGTTATCAGAGGGACGCCCAAGGATCTCCTTAAAGGCTCCAACATTGTACTCAACAAGATCCATTTGCTCATTGCTAACTTCAGAGTCAATAAGATCAGCCAACTTGGTACTCGGTTTAGTCTTCAATCCAAGATCACCGTTATACTTGAGATTATGCAAGGCTGCAACAACTGGGTTCGAAGTATCGACGGAGCGAATAGATGTTTGACCGATATAGGCCTTAAACTCCTTAGCCAATGAACAACCAAGCAAGTGATGAGGCTTCTTTGTATTCCAGATGCCACTATCCATAAGTTGCTGAATGAGTCGTTGACGTCCAGAGCACCAGAGCTCGAGCTTGTTATTAGTAGGAGACTCTCCAGTAACCAAATAATACGCATAATCGAACGAGATTGCAATATAGTCAGCATGTTCGTTCATGAACTGATAGCAATACTTAAGTTCTCGCCAGGTATTGCCTTGCACGACACCAATTTTAAGTCCAGGCAAGTCATTATACTTAGCAACGAAACTCTTCCAATTGCTAATAGTCTCTTCACAGTTCTGCAGAGAGTCAGGAACAATGTAATAAGTAGGTTCAATTTCTACAACCTTTTCAGCAAACTTATCAGAATCGAAAGCCTTACCAAGCTCGAAAATACTATTATCCAAGAGCAATTCTCGGTCATAGAGTTTACAAGACTGATAATATTTCTTATACTCCGGTTTCTGATCCAGTAGGTGTACCAGACAGTAGTCATAATCGTTAAAGTTTCGAGAATAATCAAGGAGCTTAATAGGTACTTCATGAGATACTTTAATATTCATCTCTGTCATTATAGTGTCAAAACTCAGAGAATCAAATAAATAATTTAAATGGCTGCATTAGAAAAGTTTAACCCTGTAAATTTTAGTAAGAATATTACTAAGACTATCAGCGCTGTTGAGGAGAAAATTG